CTATTAACAAGTTCTATATAACTTTGTAAACCTTTAGAAAAATCATTATTATTATTTTCTATTAAAGTTATATGATTTATTAACTTATAAAATAAATTAACTTGTAATTCTTGTAGTTCTAATAAATGGTCAACGTCTTTTCTAAGTTTTGTATATTCCATATTTGTAGGTGGTACATCATTAGATGTATTATTTTCTAATGCTTCTAGTCTTTCCGCAAAAGTTTCGGCTGACTTATCGTTTTGTAGTTCTGATAATCTATCATCTAAATCGTTATAGTCGCCTTTTAAATCACTAATATCATATTCTATTGTGTCTTTGACTTCAGATAGTTCATACTCTAGATTATCAACAGTATCTTTTAAGTCGTCTATTGTGCCTGAAATGTCAACTGCTGATAGCATATCATTTACTTCTGCTTCTGAAATCTTTACAGATATTGTATGTTCATTACTCATAATATTTCTCCAGTTATTAATTAAAGTTAGTGGCTCGTTTTAACCGCTAGGTGAGCCAATCCTAGTTAACTAGGGTGGAGGAACCCCCCGGTTTAAAAGTTAATTCTATCATTCCAGTCGTACCTCGCTTTATATCTGGTAAACAAATGCCAGTGCTTAGTTCATCTATCTCATAGTCTGTTAGACAATCTTCACAGACATAATCTGAATTGTCTGGATTAAGACTTGGATCGCAATAATAAAAATCATATAAACTAAACAAGTCATTTAAAAGAAAACGGTCTTTACATCTATCACAATAAATTAATTCCATAATTATTCTCCAGTTAAGTAGTTAAAGTGAACAGCACTAACGTGGTTACCATCTATCCATTTATCGGATAATGTTGCCAGATGATTGCACCACTTATCCCATAGAGTCTCAGTACCAACACCATGACATAAATCTATATAGTTCTTAATCTTTATATTATTAAGTTCTAAAGCCTTTGAAGTTTTAGGACTAGGATTAAGTCTTAGATCCTTTGGATCAACGCCATATAACTTAATATTATGACTATCCATACAACCAACTAGACCAACACATAGCTGACAAACAAACCCTGCTTTAGCAACTCCAAGCCCTCTAACTTTTAGAAAAACTTTCATAAGTGAAAACGCTTTATCAGCATCAGACTTACTAGAGTTAACAACAGCCATCATCTGGCTATAGATTTTATGTTTATTGGATTTTAGATATTTATAGGTAGATAGCTTGTTGCCCCAGATAAATCTGGATGATTCACCGTTAGCTCTAGCGTCTACCATTTGATCACCAACAGACCACCAAGGTTGTTGGATACTTAGAACTACCATAAGTATAACATCAGACATATTATCTGCTGATTTTTGGGCGTAGTTCTGACAGTTTACAGCATCAGTTCTGTACATAAGACTCTCCAGTTATGTTAAAGTTAAAGCTAGTTTTGTTTTTTTGTTGACGAGAAGACTAGCAACTCCTAACTCCATTTTATATATAGTTTTGTTTTTTTGTTGACGAGAGAACTATTAAACTCTAACTCCATTTTAAAATGCTAGTTTTGTTGTACACGAAGCAGACTAGCAACTGCGTCAACCTCCTATTTTTACTTACAGAGGTTATGCAAGTTTTGTGACTTGAAAGCCCCAAGCCCAAAAACCATTGGTTAGACCTACTATACATTCTCTATCTCTTACAAGATTCCAATGTATCCAATCTACATCATCTCCAACTTTTGTGCCGGGTTCAACTATAGTAATAGAATCTACTTCTGCTAGTTCCGCAGTCTCACAGCCCCAAGAGCCAGACCACATAACTTTATCACCTATATTTAAAAAGTTTTTATCAATTGATTGCATTGCTTTCCTCCAGTTCTTCGTTAGTTAATTTACAAGCTAAGTTCCAAGCCATCATAGCGGCTAACCAAGCTATTGCCTTTTCTTGGCCACTAAAGCTATTTAGTCTATTAATTAAATCATCCATATCTTTCGGTGTTACAAAGGTTTTCTCTTCTTTAATTTTCATCGTTTTCCTCCAGTTTATTTAAGTTACTTTAAAAAGAAGTTCACAAGGAACTTCTTCTTTTTAAAGTAACTAAATAGTTTGCCGCAATATCGACATAAGATATATAGACTTACCGACAATAGTTTCCTACCTCTGTAAGGGATCGCCTTTTCGGGTCGTCATGTTTCCTTCAGCATAACTGATAACTTTATCTAGAATTAGTTATCTCGTTAGTCAGCTCGTCTATATATCTATGCCATAAAACTTAAATAGTTTTAATCGTTATCCAGATTAACATCAACCATAAAACAAAAACAAGTGTTAAAGCTATCTGGAATAAATCTTTACTACTGACCATAGATTTATTTCTATTTCTTTTTGATTTTCTATTTCTCACAACTGCCTCCAGTTAGTTAATATAATCTATAAAGACCACTACCAGTAGACGATAATGGTCTTCTATAGATTATACTAGCCTTGTCTATCAAATTCTATAAGAGCTAGAGAATCTTCTATTTCTTGAATAATTATAACTATATCCATATCCATTACTTGGCCTCCAATATTGTTAGTAACTTAGTTAAATTAGATTCTAGATTAGTAATTCTAGTATCTAAATCTTTTGCAACGCTGTTAGTTTTAACTTTTGAAGCCGTAGGCTTCTTAGATGTTTTTTCCATCACTTTTTCGTATGGTGATTTCTTAGTCTGTATAGACTTAAGAAAATGCTTTGGAACAGATTTTCTTGTAAAGAAATCTGTGGCTTCAGCATGAGTCATCTTCGATGAGTCATAGAATTTATTCAAGACAGCATAAAAGACTTTGGTTAGACCATATCTTTCTGATGGATCTTTTGCCTTGAGATTGGCAAAGTGACAAGCCACTCCATAGACTTGTTTGGTTGAAGCTATTCTGTTTGGATCGATTGAGTTGAATGTTGATTCCATTTGTTTGTCCTCGTTTTAGTTAATTTATAAGCCTTTAAAAAAAGCTCACAAGAGCTTTCTTTTTTTAAAGGCGTTATAATTAACTATCTGTAGTATCTGAAGTCATTTTAAAGACTTCAGATACTACAAAGTTTTGAAAGATTTTTAATCTTTCAAGGTTTTTGGCGGAGCCAAACAAAAGTTCTCAAGCTGTTGATTTCTGGAGCTTTTAAAGTTTTTAAAAAAAACTTTAAAGCACTTTGAAGTCTTACTAGTTTTGTAAACTAGTAGTGACGGTTCTACTAAGGGCTTTAAAGCCCTTAAAGTTATATAGATTCCCTAGAATCTATATACTCTGACCTAGACTTTAAAGAACTTTAAAGCCTAGGGCAGGTGGCCACCCCCAGTACCCCATATATATACTAAATCTTATACATTTTTTGACGGATTGGATGTAAACTAGTTCGGGGCGGAGTTTCAAAGACTTCAAAGTCCTTTGCCGGGGGATAGGTAATAGATGTAACCCGGGGGGCTACATAGTTAGTATATAGATGGATTAACACTTTGTCAAGAAAAACTTGACAAAACCCGTGACCGTTTGTATACTAGATGTATGAGCAATAAAGAATTAACAGAAAAGCAACAATCTTTTCTAGATAATTTAGTTTTCTGTGGTGGAGATGCAAAGAAAGCGGCAGATATAGCAGGTTATGCCCCGAATAGTTACACTACTGTTGTAAAGTCTTTAAAGACTGAAATACTAAATCTAGCTGAAGGTATATTAGCACAAAGTGCACCTAAAGCGGCTTTAAAACTTGTACAGGTAATGGACAGCGATGAACCAATACCCCAAGCAAATATGAGATTACAAGCCGCACAAACTATATTAGATAGAGTTGGTTTAGGTAAAACAGATAGATTAGATGTAAATGTAGGCAATAGTGGTGGTTTATTTATACTTCCGGCTAAACAAGAGACAGTAATTGAAGGTGTTTATGCGGAAGAGAACCAGTAGTACGATACCTTTTGGTTATACATTAGATGAAGATAACCCGAAGTATATAGAAGAAGTACCAGAAGAATTAGAAGCTTTAAATAAAGTTGTTCCAATGATAAAAGATAAAACTTTATCATTACGTGAAGGTGCTGTATGGTTAGAGTATCAAACAGGACGTAAAGTTTCACATATGGGACTAAAGAAGATAGCCGCTAGACATGAGTGAAGATTGGGAAATAAATCCCGATAAATATCTAAAAGATGAAAACGGAGAGTTTCTATTAAAACTAGATGGCACTCCGCGAAAAAAGTCTGGTAGGACTAAAGGTTCTAAAAGTCGTGGGTATACGTATCACTCACAGACAAAAGCTAAAATGACAGCTAAAAAATCTGTCAAGCAAAAAGAAAAAAGATTAAAGGCGGCTCAAGCTAAAGTAGAAAGATATAAAAAGTCTATAACAAAAACTAAAAAGACTTTAAATAAACTAGAAGGTAAAGAGTCTTCAACTATACTAGAAGACGTAGATTTAAAAGATATACCTGAAACTTTAGCAACTGAGGCTCAAGAGGACGTTATCTTCAGGGCAAACAAAGGCCCACAGGAAGACTTCCTTGCATCAAGTGAAACAGATGTTTTATATGGTGGAGCCGCAGGGGGTGGTAAGTCCTATGCTATGTTAGTAGATCCTCTAAGATATGCACATAGAGGATCACATAGAGCTTTAATAATTAGACGTTCTATGCCAGAGCTTAGAGAACTAATTGATAAAAGCAGAGAGTTATATCCGAAAGCTTTTCCGGGATGTAAATATAGAGAAGTAGAAAAGCTTTGGAACTTTCCAAGTGGAGCTAAAATAGAGTTTGGCTTCTTGGAGCGAGATGCAGATGTATATCGTTATCAAGGACAAGCCTATAGTTGGATAGGATTCGATGAGATTACTCATCTACCAACAGAGTTTGCTTGGAACTATTTAGCATCTAGATTAAGGACAACAGATTCAAATATAGTTCCTTATATGAGATGCACAGCTAACCCCGGAGGTGTTGGAGCTTCTTGGGTTAAGAAAAGATATATTGATCCAGTTCCACCAAACGAGTCTTTTTTAGGTGAAGATGGATTAACAAGAAAGTTTATACCTGCTAGACTACAGGATAATCCATATCTAGCCACAGATGGTAGATATGAGACAATGCTAAAGGCATTGCCGCCAACACAGCGGAAACAACTGCTAGAAGGTAATTGGGATGTTTCAGAGGGTGCGGCTTTCGTGGAGTTTTCTCCAGTACTTCACGTAATCCCACCTTTTGAAATTCCCATAAATTGGGAGCGAGTCAAAGGTATTGACTATGGATATGCTTCTGAAAGTGCATGTGTTTGGGGTGCAATAGATCCCGAAGACGGCACTCTAGTAATTTATAGAGAGTTATATCGTAAAGGATTACTAGGAACTGAGTTAGCAGAGATGTTAACTTCAATGGAGGTAGAAGATCCCTTTTCTGTTCAAGGAGTTTTAGATACTGCTTGTTGGAATAGAACAGGGACTACAGGCCCAACAGTAGGTGAAACGCTTTTACGAGCAGGTCATAAACTTAGAAGGGCTGATAAAAATAGGGTACAGGGAAAAATACAAGTTCACGAATACTTGAAAGTTACTCAAAGCGGAAGGCCACGATTGCAAATATTTAATACTTGCCCACATCTGATACGAGAACTGCAAAGTATTCCTCTGGATAAAAACAACCCTGAAGATGTAAATACGAATGCACCAGACCATGCGTATGATGCGTTGCGTTATTTAATTATGTCTAGGCCAAAAATTAATGATCCATTGAATCGGATGCGACAAATACAAAGAGAGCAAGTATTTAGACCAGTTGATTCAGTATTTGGATATTAAACAGGAAAAGCTGAATGGCAGAAGATAATTTTTTTCAAAATGCAGATGGTATTTATTTTTCTGAAATAGAGGGTGAGCAGGGTTTAAATTTAGATTTAGAACCACACTTAAAATCTAAATTTGTAGGATTAGTAGAAGACCGTTTTGCAAATGCAGAAACAGCTAGAGAGTCCGATGAAAGACGTTGGATGCAAGCATATCATAACTTCCGTGGCTTATATCCAAAACATGTTAAGTTCCGAGAATCCGAAAAATCTAAAGTATTTATCAAAGTAACAAAAACAAAAGTATTAGCGGCATTTGGTCAGCTAGTAGATGTTATTTTTGGTACAGGTAAGTTTCCAGTAGGTGTAAGAGAAACTAAAGTTCCTGAAGGTGTATCTAAATATGTTAGTTTAGATACTACAACTCCTAGTATAGAAACATCTCAAGCTCCAGAAGAGTTTCAAAGAGATGAAACACCAGAAAACCCATTTGATGTTGGTTACGAAGGCGATGGAAAAGTATTGAAAGCCGGAGCAACTATGTCTGGGTCAGAAGGTCTTTTTGAAAATAAAGTAGAAAACTCCTCACTTAATTTTGTAGATGGTGCTTCACCAGATCCAAAAGTATTAGAAATGTCTCCTGCTAAAGAAGCGGCACGAAAAATGCAAGAGCTAATACATGATCAAATAGAAGAATCAAATGGAAGTAGTGAATTAAGAAACGCTCTTTTTGAAGCTACTTTATTTGGTACTGGCATTGTAAAAGGGCCATTTAATTTTAATAAAACTTTAAATAGATGGAGTGTTGATGAAGAGAGTGGTGAAAGAAACTATAGTCCTGTTTCTGTTCGTGTTCCACGTATTGAGTTTGTCAGCATATGGGATTTCTTTCCTGACCCAAACGCCACTACAATAGAAGAGTGTGAATATACTTTTCATAGACACAAATTAAATCGTTCTCAGTTAAGAGCTTTATCAAAACTTCCGTACTTCAATAAAGACGAGATCCGAGAGTGTTTGGCATTAGGCCCAACATACGAAGAAAAAGATTATGAAACAGAATTAAGAGATGATCAAAGAACAGAGGAATATGGATCTGCAAAGTTTGAGGTTCTAGAATATTGGGGAATCATGGATGCCGAATATGCTAGAGAAGTTGGAATGGAGTTGCCGGAGGAGATAGACGATTTAGATGAAGTACAGGTTAATGCTTGGATTAGTAATGGTAAGCTTTTGCGTGGTGTTGTTAATCCATTTACCCCGCACAGGCTACCCTATAATGCTTTCCCATATGAAAGGAATCCGTATAGTTTCTTTGGAATTGGAATTGCAGAGAACATGGACGATTCACAGCAAGTTATGAATGGTCATGCAAGAATGGCTATAGATAATTTAGCACTTAGCGGTTCTTTAGTTTTTGATGTAGATGAGTCTGCTTTGGTTGGTGGTCAATCTATGGAGATATATCCCGGCAAAGTATTTAGAAGACAAGCAGGTGTTCCGGGACAAAGTATTTATGGAATGAAGTTTCCTAATACTTCTCAAGAAAATATGATGATGTTTGACAAGTTTAGACAACTTGCAGATGAACAAACAGGTATTCCTAGTTATTCGCATGGACAAACAGGTGTTCAAAGCATGACTAGAACAGCTTCAGGTATGTCAATGTTACTTGGTGCGGCTAGTTTAAATATTAAAACAGTTGTTAAAAATTTAGATGATTTCTTACTTAAGCCTTTAGGACAAGCATATTATCAATGGAATATGCAGTTTTTTGAAGGTGAGTTAGCAACAGAAGGAGACTTAGAAGTTCATGCTATGGGAACTAATAGTCTAATGCAAAAAGAAGTGCGTAGCCAAAGATTAACTATGTTTTTACAAACAGCACAAAATCCTTCTATTGCACCATTTGTTAAGATTTCTAAAATCGTTAGTGAGTTAGCATATAGTTTAGATTTAGATCCAGATGAAATATTAAATGATCCAGAAGAAGCCGCTATAATGGCTCAAATAATAGGAGCACAAAATGTTGGACAAGCAGATGGCAATCAAGCTATCACCCCTAGTGAACAACAGGGAGCTATGGGAGGCATTCCAGAAGCACCTGAACAACCTCAAGACCTTGGAGTTACAGGGACTGGTGGTGGCAACATCGGAACTGGAAATGTTCCGCAGTCAGGGGAGAGTGAGTTCTCTGGATAAGTTACTTAAGTTAAAAGAGCAAGTAGCAGAAGCAAAGCATAGAACTGAGGAAGAATAATGAGTAAGGCTAAAATACTAAGTTTGTTATCTCAAAGAGGAAGTAAAAAACTAGCTGATCAAACTAAAAGAGAAGCTATGAATAAAGCAAATCTAAGAGACATGATAAACGAAGATCCTTCTTTAGCAAGAAATTTAGATGATAAAGAGTTTCAAGATTTAATGGATGATATTAGTGATCCTAGCTCTATGAGAGGAGATACTTTTGCATCAGAAGATTATGAAAATACTTTAAGAATGATTAAAGATATGTCTCCAGAGGATGTAGCCAAACAAGTAGAATTATTTAGAGACCCTGAAGATTTAAAAGAATATGTTTCAAGTTTAAGTATATTAGAAAAAAGAAAGTTTTTTAAAAATTTTAAAGAGTCTGACCCATCTTACAAAACTTTATTAGCAGATGAAATGGAAGAAGCAAGAATAGGAAAAGCGGAAGGCAGTATTATGGAGACACCAAAAGTAACAGACAATGAAAAAGCAATGTATGGTGAAGATGCGGCTAGATATACATCTGGTTACAATTCGTACATGGAAGAAAGAAAAAATGCTGAGACTCCGCAACAACTAGAAACTATAGAAAAAAGATTTAAACAATTTGAAGATACTTTTGATTCCAAAGCAATAACTGTTGCCCTTAGATTGATGGATGAATCAAGAGAAAAAAAGAATAAAGGTGGGTTTCCAGATTTAACAGGCGATGGAAAAGTTACTCAAGCAGATATACTAAAAGGTAGAGGTGTTTTTGGACATGGTGGAGAGTCTTCAATGTCTATTTTAGTACCTATGGAAAAAATGCCTGTAGATACTTATCCAAACATACCGCCCGAAGAAATGGAAGAAGCTTTAGAATCACAACTTCCAGATGATGAAATGGAAGATAAGTACGTAGATTATATTTTATCTGAGTCACTAAGTGATGACGAACAAGAATATTTAATGGATGCTCTAGAAAAAGATGAGCGTTTAAGCGACATTATGGATAAAGTCATAACTGTCGCAGGAGAGTTTACTGGTGAAGGGGAAGTAAAAGGCCCCGGAACTGGTGTATCAGATTCGATACCTGCAAGGTTATCGGATGGTGAATTTGTTTTCACCAGAAAAGCAACTGACCAAATAGGAGCAGAAAAGCTTCAGAGAATGATGGATGATGCTGAACGCGACTATGATAAAGGTGAGTTGAAAAAAATGGCATTTGGCGGCATGAACCAAATGATGAATGATCCTACTATGGATGACCGTAGAAGGAGACAAGTTGATATGTTTGGAATTATGCCTGAAGACGAGCAAGAAGAAGAAATCAAACGACAGATGATATCTTCTAATCGTATGCCAAGTGTTCGATAGCGATAAGGCTACTCTTTTATAGACCCCTTATCATTTTTTAAACCTAGAGGCCACCTTGAAGTATCAAGACCCTGTATTGTAAACGCGAACAATACAGCCACCTTGAAAGACTGACAAGCCCCAAAAGGAGAGTGATTATGACAACTGCAAGTGAAATGATAGAAGAACCAGAAGCAAATCCATACAATGCTAGAAAGGATTGGCATACCGAACCTAACTCAGCACCAACAGGAGATGCTAATGGAATGTATTTTGAAAGACCGAGTAAGGCCACCTCTAGTAGTGAAGAAGAAACTACTGAAGCCCCTGAAAAGAAAAAGCAAACTACAAATTACAAAAAAAGGTATGATGATTTAAAGAAGCATTATGACGAAAAGGTAGCTTCTTTTAAACAAAAAGAACAAGAACTGAGGGCAATGTTGCAAAGCGGTGAACCTGCTTATAAACCGCCTAAAAGTGTCGAGGACTTAGAAAAGTTTAAAGAAGAATACCCTGACTTATATGAAACTGTTGAAACAGTTGCACACATGAGAAGTGAGCAACAGCTAGACGGATTGAAAACTAAACTCTCAGCTATTGAAGAAAGAGAGGCGGCTATAGCTCGTAAAGAGGCTGAAAAAGCTCTTTATGAGAGGCATCCTGACTTTGAAGATATTAGAGGAGATGATAAGTTTCATTCTTGGGCTGAAACTCAGCCAGAGCAAATTCAAGAGTGGATATATAACAATCCTAATAATGTTAATTTAGCCATCAAAGCTATAGATTTGTATAAATTAGAAAACAATATATCAAATCCTAAAAAGCAGAAGTCAGCAAAATCACAATCTTCCAAGTCTGCGGCAGACTTTGTATCTACTAAAACAAAAAATGTAGACACAAAAGAGCCTAAGATATGGACACAACGGGAAATCGCACGAATGTCTATGAGAGATTTTGATAAATATGAAGAAGAAATTGATCAGGCTATTATGGAAGGCAGAGTGCGGTAATAATAATTTGTCTTTTTTAGGAGAAAAATAAAATGGCTTTTAACGTATCAGACCAACTATTTGAGCCGAGTACGGATACAGATGCGAACTTCGCTAACTCGGTATCAGGTCAAACTAATAGTTTCTTCATGCCACAAATCTTTTCAAAGAAGGTACTTAACTTCTTTAGAAAAGCATCAGTAGCTGAAGCAATTACAAACACAGACTATGCAGGTGAAATCTCAGCTTTTGGAGATTCTGTAAAGATAATCAAAGAACCAGAGATTACTGTTTTTCAGTATGAAAGGGGACAGGATGTAACTCAAACTAAGCTAACTGACCAAGAGACTACTCTTATTGTCGATGTAGCAAACGCTTTCAAATTTAAAGTTGATGACATTGAAACAGCTATGTCACACGTTAACTTTAAGGAAGTAGCTACTTCATCAGCGGCTTACTCTTTGAAGGATGCATTCGATCAAGGTGTTATTGCTAAAATAATTGCAGGTGTATCTGCTTCAAGTCCTAACCATATTCTTGGTTCGGATAACGCTACAGACTTAGCGGCAGGAACTTTCGATGGAACTGGTAACTTAGATATCGGTTTTGGATCAAGTGAGCATGACCCAATAGACGTTCTTTCTAGAATGGCTCGACTTCTTGACGAGCAAAATGTTCCAGAAGAAGGTCGTTGGTTCTTAGCAAATCCTGAGTTCTATGAGATATTAGTACAAAGCAGTTCTAAGTTGCTTTCAGTAGACTTTAATGCAGGACAAGGTTCCATCAGGAACGGTCTTGTATCGTCTGGAAAGCTACGAGGATTTGACATGTACAAGACTAACAACATTGCGGCCACATCTAATGCGGCAGGACAATGTGTTGCAGGTCACATGTCAGCAGTTGCAACGGCACAAACTATTACTAGCACAGAGGTTCTTCGTGACCCTGATAGCTTTGGTGACATTGTACGAGGCTTACATGTATATGGAGCTAAAGTACTTCGTCCAGAAGCACTAGTATCTGCTTTCTACGGTATTGACTAATACTTAAAAGTAAGGGGAGTCTTCGGACTCCTCTATTTAAGAGGATATTAAAATGACAGAACCACAAATTACATATTACGAAACCATTCAAGAGAAAGTAGAAAAATGCTCTGAAGCGGTTGGACAAAACACTATGAAATTTGAATACGAAAAGAAAAAAGAAGAGGAGAATAAGTAATGTATCATAAAATGAATGAAGGCGGCATGGGCAAAAAAAGAGCTCCTGCAAATATGGGTATGTATGGCATGGGCATGAAACGAGAAGATGAAGATATAACTAAGGCTAGACAAAGAAAAGCTATGGGTGGCGGTGCAGGATCTCAGCCTTCTTATGGATCAGGTGAAATGCCAAAGGCTATGCCTAATTAAGTTATGCCACAAGTAGGAACTGATAAAAAACCTATGATGATTTCAGCAAAGCCTAGAGGAAAAGTTCTAGGCTTAACTGGAAACTTTTATAGGAAAGATAATAAAACTAAATACGAAAGTAACTATGATGCTATTTTTCGTAAAAATAAAAAAGGCTAACTTATGTCAGCAACTTATCTTGATTTAACAAATGAATTACTTCGTGAGATTAATGAGGTTGTATTAACTACAGGAAGTTTTGCAGGAGCCGTTGGGATTCAACAACATATTAAAGATTCTATTAATAGAGCTTACTTTGATATTATTAACCAAGAACCCCAATGGCCTTTTCTTTCTGTTGCACAAAGTGGTGATGTAGATCCAAACTACGGAAATGTATATGTAGAAACTGTAGCAGGAACACGTTGGTATGAATTAAAACCTGCAAGTTCTAGTATTACTACAGACTATGGATCAGTTGATTGGGATAATTTTTATTTAACGACAATAGGAGTTAGTGGAGAGAGTGCACCCTATACGGCAAAAAATTTAAGATTTTTAACAATAGAAGAATGGAAAGATTTTAGAAGACTTCCAGAAAACTTAGATGATGCTGATGCACAAAATCATGGTGTACCTCGAAATGTTATAAGAAGCCCAGACGGAAGAACTTTTGGATTAAGTCCAATACCCGATAAAGTATATAGGGTTTGGTTTTATGCTTATGTTTTACCAACTAAGCTTTCAAGTGCTACAGATACTTTAGTATTTCCAGAAGTATATGCTCCAGTTCTTTTAGCTAGAGCTAGATATTATATGTGGCAGTTTAAAGAAAACCCACAGTTAGCGGCATTTGCTTTAGATGATTATAAAAAAGGATTAAGAAGTATGAGATCCAATCTTATAGAGCCAATGCCATATTATATGAAAGATGATAGGATAGCGTTTATCTAATGGCTACTGCACAACCTTTTGGTATTTCATGTAAGGGTGGTTTAAATACTAATTTAAATCAGCTTGAAATGTTAGCAAGTCCCGGATTAGCTACAAAGCTTACAAACTTTGAGGTTGATCCTGATGGTGGCTATAGAAGAATTAATGGCTATACAGCGTTTGGTAGTTCAAGACCTAATAGTGCTAATAAAGTTTTAGGTATGGCTATCTATGCTGACGGACTTATAATTTGTTCTGGAACTGGTATATTTTTTAGTCAAACTGGAAATAGTTGGCTACAGTTAAACAGAGCTAGTGTGTCCTCAAGTGGAGATAACTTTAGTACTTTTTCTGGAAGAAGTCTAAGTGCTAGAACTTCACAAGGACAAGTAACCTTTGCTGTATTTGAAGGTAACACAGATTACGGACAAATAATTATAACGGACGGAGCTAATAAACCGTTTCTGTTTAGCATGACAGGAACTGGAGATTTAAGCACAAGAACATTTTTTGCAGAAGAAGTAACAGTAAGTGGTACAACAGCACCAACAGTATGTGCTATACATGATAATCACTTAGTAGTTGCAGGTGCACCTACAGCAAAAAACACAGTATTTTTTAGTAAAACTTTAGATCCTAGTGATTTTAGTGGTAGTGGATCAGGAAGTATTTTATTACCAGATCAAGTGGTAGGTATTAAAAGTTTCCGAAATGATTTAATTATATTTTGTAGAAATACAATACATAAATTAATAAATATTAATGACTCAAGCAACATAGCAATAGTTCCAGTAACTAAAAACGTAGGTTGTTTAAGTTCACATAGTATTCAAGAAATTGGTGGTGACTTAGTATTTTTAAGTCCTGACGGTATTAGATCCGTTGCAGGTACAGCAAGAATTGGTGACGTTGAATTAGGATCTGTTAGTAGACAAATACAATCACTTATTTCTGATATAGCTGAAGCAGTAAATAACTTTACTATAACAAGTGCAGTTTTAAGAAGTAAGTCACAATATAGATTATTTTATAGTGCTGATGATGCTCTTTCATCAGTATCAAAAGGAATTATTGGCACTATTACAGCAACAGGCTTTGAGTGGTCTGAAACAGTAGGAATACAAGCTACAGGATTTACATCTGGATTTGATTCAAACGGAGTTGAACAAAAGTATCATGGAGATAATGCAGGTTATATTTATAACCACGATACAGGAAATAGTTTTACAGCTTCTGGAAGTGCATTTGATATTAATGCTATATATCAAACGCCTAACTTTGATTTTGGTGACATAGGAACTAGAAAGACTTTACAGTATGCAAAGATATCAATAACTCCCGAAGGTGATGTACAACCTACTTTAAGAGTTAGATATGATTATGAAGATGTTAGTATACCACAACCCGAAGACTATACTTTAGACTCTGTTCCTTTACCTTCTTTGTTTGGATCAGGAGTATTTGGAACATCAATATTTGGTGCTAGTAATGATCCTATGTTAAGACAAGCAGTACAGGGAAGCGGATCAGTTTGTAGTTTTAGAATAGCTAGTCTTGACCAAAAAGCACCATACGCAATAAATGGATTATATATAAATTACGTCCCATCAGGTAGGAGATAAAAAATGGCAGGAACAAGTTTCACAAGACAAAGTACGTTTTCTGACGGTGATACAATTACAGCGGCATTATTTAATAATGAGTTTAATCAGTTAGTAACTGCTTTTTCTTATGCTTCTTCAGGAACTACTGGACACCAACATGACGGTGGTGCAGGAGAAGGCGGTAATATACACACGATTGGTGATCAAGACTTTTTAAATAAAATAGTTGTTGATAGCACTAACAATCGTTGGGGTCTTTTTGTAGAAGTTAGTGGTTCTGCTGTAGAACAAGTACGTTTTCAAGATGGTGCTTTCCTGCCTGTCACAGATAGCGATGTTGACTTAGGTACTAGTTCTTTATATTTTAAAGATGCATTTATAGATAGTATTACAACTACAGGCAATGTAGCTGTAGGTGGCAATCTTACTGTAACAGGTACAACAACATTTAATGGTGGGACATTAACGCTTGGAGACTCAGCTTCTGATAATGTTGTATTTGGTGCAGATGTAAATAGTTCTATTATTCCTAATACAGATGATGCATATGACTTAGGAAGTTCTTCACAGCAATGGCGTAATTTATTCCTTGATGGCACTGCTGAAATAGATACTTTAGCAATCAATGGAACTACAGTTACATCAACTGCGGCAGAATTAAATATTGTAGACGGTGGCACTTCAGCTACTAGCACTACACTTGCAGATGCAGATAGAGTTGTAGTTAATGATAATGGAACTATGGTTCAAGTTGCATTAACAGACTTTGAAACTTACTTTGAGTCAGCCCTAGATACACTAAGCAATGTTACAACTGTGGGTGCATTAAATGCAGGTAGTATTACATCAGGCTTTGGTGCAATTGATAATGGCTCGTCTGCTATTACAACTACAGGTACTATAACTTATGGTAGTCTTTCAGATGGTTCTATAACTATCACAGCTTTTGTAGATGAAGATGATATGTCTTCAAACTCTGCAACACTAGTTCCAACACAGCAATCTGTTAAAGCATATGTTGATGCACAAATAACCGCAGAAGACTTAGATTTCCAAGCAGACTCTGGCGGTGCATTATCTATTGACTTAGATTCAGAAACTCTTACATTTACTGGTGGAACTGGTATAGATACTAGTGGCTCTGGTAACGCTGTAACTTTTGCTATTGATAGCACAGTAGCAACACTTACAGGCTCACAAACTCTTACAAATAAATCACTAACTGCTCCTACGCTTACAGGTACAGCTACAGTAGCTTCTTTAGATATTAGTGGTGATATAGACGTTGATGGAACTACAAATCTTGATGTTGTAGACATTGATGGTGCTGTGGATATGGCAAGCACTTTAGCTGTCGGTGGCGTTGTCACTGCAAATGCAGGTGTAGTGGTTGACAATATTACCATAGATGGTCAAGAGATTGATGTTTCTTCTGGTGACTTAACAATAGATACAGCAGGAGATATAAGATTAGATTCTGGTGGTGCAGATATACAATTTTTAAATAGTGGCACAGAGTTTGGTAGAGTATTTGGTAGTTCAGATAATTTTTATATACAAGCCCGACAAGCTGACAAAGATATTATATTCCAAGGCATTGATGACAGTTCAACTATAACAGCCCTTACTTTAGATATGTCAAACGCAGGAGCCGCCACGTTTAATGCTAACGTGAGTATTGGTGGAGATACGCTTAATGCTTGGGGAGATACTTCTAATGTTTTGCAGATTGGGTCTTTGGCACTTGAAGATTACCCTGTAAGTGGAGCTAATGTTTCAGTATTTTATAACAATGCTTTTCGGGACAATTCTAATAATATTGTTTATAAAGAAACAGATTTTGCCTCAATTTACTCGCAATTTAACGGTGAACACAAATTTAGCGTAGCCCCTTCTGGTTCTGCAAATGCAACGATATCGTTTACAGAAGCCTTAACAATAACTCAAAGTGAAATTGTTGCTAACGAGGGAAGTGCTGACAGAGACTTCCGAGTTGAGTCTAACGGCAATGCTAACATGCTGTTTGTTGATGGCGGTAATGATCGCGTTGGGATCGGGACTGGAAGCCCCTCAAAACTGCTTCATTTATCAGAAACAGGAGATGGCTCGAAACTTAGATTAACAAGAGGAGGAGTTTCTGAGTGGGATTTTTCAATAGGAAACACATCTACATTAAGTGGCGTAGGTTCTGGTGCTTTAGAAATTCTTCCTGCAAATTCAGGTACAGCTAACGAATTAGCAATAGGAACAGCAGGTTCAACTACCGCTTTAGTCCATGTAACAAATAGTGGCACGACCTT